AGCTTGGCAACGTCGAGTTGTTGTTGGTTTTGAAGCTTCTGAACAGCCAATTGGTTGTCCGCTTGGTCTTTTGCAGTCAAGCGTTGGGTCTCTGCCATGCTTGTCTGTAGCAAAACCTGTGCTTCTGGTGTCATTGGTGGTGTCTGACCCTGCTTGAGCTGTTGCATTGTCTGCATCATCTTCTGCAACTCAGGGACAGTCTGCGCAAATACCTTCTGCGTGTCCAAAGAAACGTGCTGTGAGGCGATAGCCATGAGCTTGTCTGCCTCTGGCGTGACCTTTGGATCGTCGTAGTCCGTAGCTTGGCGACCCAAAGTCTTCACAATGTAGCCGTTCATGCGGTTTAAGTACCACATAGACAAGTGTTGCTTAATGTGCTCCACCATTTGAGGCAGGATGATCGGTTGGATCATTGGGTTTGAGCCAAAGATTGGGTCTTTGTAGAAGTCCATGTGGCTTTGGATGTGAGACAGGTGGTCTTGCTCCATGTAAGCAAAGGCGGCTTGACCAAGCATCATGGCGACGTTTTCGTTAGCAGAGTCGCGCTTTTCAGGAGCTGGGACGTCTTTCATGATCTCGTTTATGCCGGGCACCTTGATCTGCTTTAAGAACCGTTCCACCACAACTTTTCGATTGAATAAGTCAGGGTTCTTCTCCATCAGCGCCATCACCGCTTGGCTCTGCGCCATACGCTGAGTCTCAGAGAAGATGTGTGGGTCAGAAACAGGGATCACGTCCGTGTTAGAGGCGAAGTCTTCCTTGCGGATGTCAAGGTCTTGAACCACTTCACCCTTGCGTTGCTCGTCCAAGTACCAACGATTCAAACGTCCGAGGATCTTTAGGACTCGACCCTGTGACTCATGCAGGCGTGAGTGAATGGCAGAAAACACCGCGGCGCCCTGCTCAATCAACGCCTGAGTCGTACCTACAGGGGTGTTAGAGGTCACGTCAGCGATCTTTTCCTCTGCGGTGGTCACTACCCCCTTAGCCGCCTTGTCAAGCCATCCTAGAAGCTCAAATAGAACCGCTGAGGGTGGGTTAAACGGCATAGGCATGGCAATCTTGCGGATGTCGTCAACGCCGGGAGCGCCTTCAATCTCACAAACCTGCGTCACATCCACCTGTTGGGACTGACCCGAGATCTTTGCTCCCTTGAGCTTGAGCATGGTTGCGGCGTTGTTGATATGGGCAGAGTCCAGCAAAGCGCGGAGTGACCCTGTAAGCGCCGCTGACAAGCCACCAATAAGCTGTGGCAGACCGATAGCGTAGGCGCCGCGCCATGGTATGAACTTGAACTCAACCAGCCAATCCAGCTTGGTCATGGTCTCGTCGCCCTCTTCCCAGTTACGATATAGACCTATGCACTCGTTCTCGTGCTCGTCAATCATCAAGATGTAAGGGGCTGACTCACCGTCTGTCAGTGGGTCATCTTCAAGCTCGAGCCATGTGTAGATGTGATAGACCTTGCGCAGTCCGTCTTCGTTGTCTTCGTACTTACGACCTTCAATCTTGTTGTTTGCCTTCTCAGAGTGGGTTTCCTCTGGCTCAGCGCTTACGCGGATCAGGTCGATGTCACGGTACAGACCTGAGCGAATGCGGTTCTTGAACTCCCACTCGGTGATGGTCTGCATCTCAGTGACGCGCTGGGCTGTGTAAAAGTTAGCCGCGGCAAAGGGCAATAGGATGTTGTCGATAGGCATGAACTCAGCACAGGGACGCTTCTTTTTCTCGTCGTACCACAGTTTGATGTACTGTGAGCCGCCCAAGGGAAGCTGAGTCAGCATCTGTTCCTGCTCGTCGCGAAACTCTTCGATCTGCTCTGTCAACTGCCAATTCATGTAGTCGCGTTTGCGCTCAGCCTTCTGAATCTTGGACTCATCTACGTCGCCAAGGATCTTGGTGCGGGTGGGGCCGTCAGGTGGGAACATCTCTTTGATGGCGCGAGAGGCAAAGTCTACGCAGGCTTCAGCCATGACAGGGTGAACGACCTTGCTGGCGCCCATGAAGGTAGCGCCGCCCGGCGCATCACTGCCCATGCCCGTACGGCGTAAACCCTCTTCGTACTTCTTGTCGCGATCCTCACGAGACTTTTGGTCGTTCTCAACCAAGTCCATGTAGCGTAGGGCGATCTTGTTCAGGTCATAGGGATCAATCTCTTCTGCCAAGTTGGCGTAGAAGTCTTCGTCCTCCATGGGCCCTTTGCTCTCCATGCGAACAATGGCAGAGCCGTCAGGCAACTCCTCAACCTCAGCATCTTCTGGGGGCATCTCATACTCAATGCCTTCGTCCTCATCGACCTGTTCGTTCTTTAACCCGTCGATAAAACGACCAGCGTTTTGGTCTTGTGGGAATTGTGTCGCCATAGCTTATTTCCTTTTGAGCTTCTTGTTGCTCAGTTCCATGAACATAGTATCGCGGTTCTTGGTCATTCTAACCCTACCGCCTTTTGCTTCTTTAACTTCAGGTTTAGATGCTTCTGCACGAGCTTTCATGCGCGCAATCTCTTGCTCAATAGATTCGTTGGTCAATGAGTTAGGAGTGACATCACGCAGGTAGCTGTTCTCATCCTTAGCAATCAAGCTTTTAACAGCTTCCGCTCTGGGCGTCATCTCTTCTCTCATTTTTTTGAGCTTAGCCAATGCCGCCAACTTAGCAACAGATCCGCCGCCGGCTAAGCCAGTCTCTTCTTCAGGCTCAAGCATCTGTGAAGCGGCACCTGCTCCAGCAGTTGGGATGCCAACCTGTTGGTACAGGGGTAAGCCCTTTTGCTTGATGGACTCACGCATTGGTTGCGTAATCGGAAAGTAGTGCACGTCAGACAGTTGTGTGTTGCCAAAGCCTTGTAGGATCTTGCCGTAGTCACTAGCCTGTTCTGCGTTCATGTCAGGCAAATTGTTGGGATTAAAGTTGAATTTCTTCTCCATGGCTTCAGGCGTTGCCGCAACCTGACGCATTTGAACCTGAGCGCCGTAGTCTCTACCATAGCTGTTCAGGTAGTCAGTCAGCATCTTGTCATAGAAGCCTTCCATGCCTTCCTTGCGAGGTAGGGACGTACCTTCTGCTTCTGTCTGCATACGATCCCAAATGCGGTTCGTTAGCTTGTTGACCTGCTCTGGGTTGTTCTCACGGTTCAATACTGTGTTGACAATTCGGTGCAGGTCTTCCTTAGACTTGACTTGGTCACCGCTTCGCTCAAGCAAGATGCCGCGGTCACGAGCAATCTCTTCAAGGTCTCGACCTTCATGGCGTCCGCCAGTCTGCTCTTTGGCTCCAACGATCCAACCGTCATCGCTCTTCTTCCAATCAATGCGTTCACTACCATAGCGCTTAAAGTGCTCAGAACCGGGCGTGATCGCTATGCCGTCATAACCCTTATCAGCCGCGTAGTTCAGCAAGCGCTTCATTGCCAGCTCGTGCCAGTTCTTTTTGAATGGCGCGTCAGGAACAACGCCAGTCAACTTGCCTTCTTGGGCAATTGTTTCAGCATGATGTTTTCCGTAACCAAGCGTATCTACAGAGCCATCCTGCCACCTAACTCCATAGGTTTTGTCGCCAAGAGGTATAGCCTCGCCAGTCATACGCATTGGGTTTTCCTCAGATGCGTAACCTTTCTTGCGTCCCGCCTGATGCCAGTCAGATTGGATCTCTTCGACTTGCAAAACCTTCCTCGGCGGAACCTTGCGCTCACCTTGAGCCATGGTCACGTTGTTGCGGATGCTCTCAGGTAAAGTCTCAACGTAAGCCTGCAACTCTTCAGGGGTGTCAAACATGGCTGACTGTCTGCCAGACGTATTGTTAACAACGTAAAAGCCCTTTTGTGGGGGCTGAGCGATCATTCTATCCTGCACACGCATGTGAGCTAACACGTTGGGATCATCCCAATGACCAGATGAGTAGTTAGATGCGGCTGTTTGCTTCTTTGCCTGAAGTTCTGCCATCTCTTTAATTTGCGCAGGGGTCAAGTCGCCACGTCGTTGTTCTGCCTCTAGCATCAACAAACGATGAAAATCTTTTTCTGTATAGGACTGCGGTAACTTAAGCAGGATTTCGCGGTAGTTGCTACCACCTTTACTAACGTAATCGGAATCGTTGTACTTTACGGCGTCAGCATCAATCTCATCATTCCATTGACGCATTACGTCTCTTGGAACTTCACTGTAACGATCATACCCATAGATTTCCATCTTATCGTCGATCAATGCTTTGCGCGCATCATCATCCAGATCTTCAAGCACACGCTCTTGAACCCTTGGCGGCGGGTTGTCAGCCAATACTTGCTGAGCCTCTTCCTTGGTCATCTTGCCTTTGGCTTTGAATGCCTGCTCAAGCTTGCGATCAGCCAGCTCACTGGGTTTAATATTTTTTGTATTTTTAAGCTCAGAAAAAAACTCGGGGCCTGTGCCTTTGTTGCGTTTTAGGTTAGCCAATGCCTCATCCACCGCGGAGTAGAAGGGGGCAGTCTTCCTAACCTTCTCACCAGCCTTGGCGGCTCTTAATGCACCAATGATAGTCATAGTGGTCTCTCTTCTAAGATCAGGTCGTCACCACGGATAGCGCCACCAGCGGCTTTGTGCATACCACTGTCAGCAACTTGTCGTGCCGCATCATCTACTGACAAGCCCTTGTTGACAAGGTCTACGATCTTGTTCAGGTTGTTCATGCTGTCCTTGATGCCGTACTTCTTAGCGGCGTTCACGAACTCGTCGCCGTTGATGTAAGCGGCTGGCTTCTTAAGGTATCCGCCTTCGGCTTTGTTGACAGCTCCGCCCTTCTTCTTGCCTGTCAGCTCCTTGATGCGCCTGCGGTACTGATCCATCTCGTCCATAAACTGCTGGTCGACACGCTGATGTGGGAATACCTTTTGAATCGTGCCAGTGAAGTCCTGTGGATTTTTGGTTGTAATGATGTGCTGAGCGGCATCAGGGAATGAGATGGCAAAGGGTGTGAGCACTTCTTGGTGACCCAAGTACATGCCGGGTATACCTTTGGAATAAGTAGCGTGTTGAGCGGTGTCAGTCAAAGGAGCGCCGGGAACCAACTGACCAACGCCGTGTCCAGTCAAGTTAACCTCCATGTCGCGCAGGTCAGGGCTGGTGATTGCGTAGCGAACATCTTGACCACTGGGGAACCCTAATGGCTCTGTAATCTTGGGCGTTTGCATGACCCTGTTGTACCACTTGCGCATCTCTGGGTTTTTTTCCATGGCGGCTAAAGCGGATTGCGGATCAGCAACGCCGGGCCAGTCTGGAAAATCCACAATCTTGTAGATCGTCTCGCCAGTCTTCTTATCCTTCTTAGACGTGACAAAACCTTCAGAGATGATCTTGTCAAACTCGTACATGTCTTGCGGTCTGAGCTTGCTGTAGTCTGTGTAGCGCAGGTTTGCATCAGCAAAGTGCTGGGCAAAGTTGGTGGCAACTGGCCCCATCGCCATGTGTTGTCCAATGATTCGCTCAGCACCAAACAGATCTGACAAGTCAGTCGCTTTGTTTTGGACGCCTTGAGCTGGTACTTCGTTGGAGGCGTAGAACAACGGTGTCTCGGCTTCCATGTGACCAAGTCCATAGCGTGAGCCGCCTTGTTGGCGAGAACCAACTGGCTCTCCCTGCAAGGACTTCAGCTCAACATCGGACAACGTAAAGTCGCCCGGCAACGCCATATTGATGTCGCCAATCTGAGGTTGGTACACCTGAGACTCTGGCACATCTTTGGTCGGCACAATCTCATACTCAAGCCCCTTGACTCGCTGGCTCTCCTTCATGGATCTGCCGGCAAGGTTCTTGGTGTCGCCAGCCTTGCCGCTTGTGACGTGCTCACCCATCATCTGACGAGCTACGCGCTCAGCATGGGCGTTGATTTCATCTGCGGACTTAGGCATGGCACGAGTCAAGCGCAATGGCAATGCACGTTCAGCGTCAGACACAACAGGTCTAGCCGCCTTCAAACCTAGATTGATTGCACCAGTTATGCCACCCTTGGCGTACTTGAAGTCTTCAGGCTTGCCAAACTTGGGGTTCTTAGCCAGCACGAGGGGGCCGATCTGGATGACCTCCTCAGCATTGACAACAGGCGCCATGGTCTCGCGATCATAGAAGTAGCTGTGACGCTCTGGATCCATGCCCACCTGACGCCACTCTGGGTGCTTCAGGTACTCCTTAGCCTTGGCAATAATGTCTGCCTCGCTTGTTGGGTTCCAATCACCCTTGATCGTTGCAATGGTTCCCTTGGGCTTACCAGAGGCAATGCTTAGAGCCGCCTTTTCTGACATGCCAAACTCAGGGTTGAGCACGGAGGCTACGCTCTCGTGACCGATCTTCTTGCCTGCACCAAAGCCAGAGTCCTGCTCGTGGATAGTGGGCACCCACACACCGCTGTCTCTGTAAGCTGGGATGTCCAAGCGCAAGCCAACTGGTGAGCCAGCCTCAAGCGTCCTAGATGGAACGCCGTACAGATCTCGTGCGTCTTCCCTCAGCGCGCCCCTAGCTTCTTCTGCTGTGGCAGGCTTGGGTACAAAGTCGTACGGTTTAACGGGCTTCAGAGCCTGCACAAGCTTGGCGTAGGTCTCACGGTCAAGCTCGCCTGCTTGAAGCTTCTGAGCGGCTTCTGTGAGCTCTGGGACGCGCTTTGTCACGTCCTTGTAGTTCATGTTGATGCGATCTACTGAAGGGTAGCGCTTTGCCAAGTTCTCAACCTCATTCATGTTCAGCTCAAGGTCGTTGCCAAACTGCATGGCAATGCGTGGCACTTCAACCTTTGGGGGCTTAGCCGCTTTCAAACCCTTGCCGACTATGAGCTTGCCACCAGCGTAGGCAGGCTCACCGTTCTTCATCTTTTGGTTGTTGACAGCCAGCATCATGGTGTCTGGGTTGTTGGAGATGGAGACCTTGCCACCTGCCTTCATGCCTGCTGGTGGTGCTTTAGGTAAGCCAGTGTCGTAGTCGTTACCTGAGCTCAACTCATACCACTTGCGCGTCAAGTCTTCTTTCTCAGCATTTGTCAAATACTTAGGAACCTTGTAACCAGCTTGCTCTAAAGTTTGAATGTCTTTGGGATCAAATATACCTTTGGGGCCAGTGGACTGCCAATCAAATCCAGTGTTGCTGAAGTCTTTTACATCAGACCAGTTGTTACCACGTACAAAGTCCTGCACAAATGGCAGGTATTCTGATTTGGGCTTGGCGTTCTGTTTGCCTTTAATTTGATTGATATAAAAGGGCTTGTCACTTAATGCCATTCGAATCTGAATTTCTTTAACATCGGCGTCTGTGTAGCCATTGGGCAACAACTTTGCCTCTTCTAAAGCCGCCTCCTTGTACGGAATTAAATCTTTCTCGTACGTAGGTTTAAATACTTGTCCAGTTTCAATGGTGACATGTGGCTCGCCTTTAGAGTCAATCAATGAGTAGACTTTAGCTTTACCGCTCTTTATTTTTTCCCAACCGCCAAGACCGTAGCCAGAGTAACCACTGTCACCTGAGCCTTTAGTCCAATCAGGATGACCTTCTGGTGGCTCGTAGCCGCGGACTGAGTGACCCATGGCGTCTGACTCAGCGGCAAAGTCGCCGGGGCGGTTCAGCTCCACCCACTTCAACCCTTCTGGGTATTCTTTGTAAACAGGCAGGTCAGCACGAGCGGTTAAGCGCGACTCAGCCATCTTTTTAGCCATCTCTTGGTCGTATTCATAGGTGCGGCGTACAGCCTGCTCCATGCTGACCTTGTTCAGTTGTTCAGGGCGGATGCGGCCAGTGGCTAGGTCTTCTTTCAACACGTCAACAACGTGATCAAAGCCCAAGTCATAAGTTCCGCCTGAGTACAGTTTTGTCTCTGGGTCAAGTTTGGCAACAAACGGATTGATCTCACCAGCTATCTTTTCGAAGCCGTGTATTCTTGCCATCAATTCATAAGATTTGTGATACAGATCTTTCAGCTTAGTGTCACCCAAAATCTCTGCCTTTTGAACGCTTGGCATCTTGTCAAATACTTCACGGTCTTTAATGTCAAGACCGCCTTTACCTTTCAAAAGGTTAATAAAGTCGTCATCAATTTGTTTTTGATAATCGGCTATCTCAGTTCTGACCTCATCAAGCCTTTCATTAACAGTCGCCGCTTCTTGTATTTTTCCAGCCTTGGTTACCCTGATTGAATCATCAGATAGGTTCTCCCACTGCTTAGCAAGATCAGACTTGCCCATGCCCTCAGCAGGGTAGCCTTCCGCTTTACGTATGGCTTGCAGGTATTCCATGCGATCAAGATCTTCACGTAGCGGGGTGTGGATGATGCCCTCTTCAGCCAACTTACGAACTGGGTCGTCACGTGTACCCATTTCCTTCTTGACGTAGTTGGTCAAGTTGCTATCGATCCACTTGTTGATGGCTTTTTCGTTGGTAAAGCTTCCCTGTCCAGCAAGCTCGTCAGCCGTCATAGGACGACCAAAGCCCTCGCCTACCGCTTGCCCTTGTTCATTGATGTGGGTATAGCGAGGCGCATCTTGCACCTTCAACCTCTGTAGATCGCCTTCAGGAGTCATGATCTGGCCTTTACCACCACCCAACCAATTGCCACCGTAGGGCTTGATCACGTTGGACTGCGTGTTAGCACCCATCGCCATGACCATCTCACGAGGTAAGCCACCACGCTCTAAGGCGCCCTTGACAACAGGCTCCATACTGCGCTCTACCGCCCTGCCAGCCTGCTCTACACCTTTACCTGCCACTCGCATGGCTTGGGACGTGGCGGGGCCCGTTAGGTACTGCAACGCCACCGCTTCGGGTAGCACTGGTGGGATCTTGTATTCGGTCTCGAGCTTCTCGAGGAAGTCGCCCACGTCCTGTGCGTACTCATACGCCAATGGTTGCTCAGGCTTGTACAGGCGCTCCTGCATAAACTTGTCAGCCGCCTCGTCGCCCTTAAAGAGACGTGTAGGTGCTGAGTTGATAGCCTGAGTCAGAGCTGAGCCAAGGAACCTGCCAGCCTGTACGCCACCAGCCAGCTTCTCAGGGATAGACCTGTCGTCCTGTATTTGACGCATGAGGTCAGCATCACGCTGGGTAATGCGCCTGTTGAGTTCTAGGTTCTGCTTGCTGGGGACGCTGAGGTCAACCTTGCCTAAGCCCCTGATGCTCTCGCTGTACTGCGGAAGCTCCATCGCACGTTCGTCATCAATGAACGGCATCGGCTGTGCCGACTTGAAGTTCTTCGCCTTGATGTTCCCAACTCGTGGGTAGAACGCTGGTTTGTTTTCGTCAGCCATGGCTTATCCCGCTGAGTTGCTGTAAGCCCAATGATACCTTGGGTGTTGGCGTTCGTCCATCATGCGGCGTACGGGTTCTCACGTTTCTTCGCCATACCGCTGTCCAAGTAGTCGTCCTCGTCGTAGTCGTCCCGTGGGGCGCCATCAATGTCCAGCCAGCCACCGTCACGCAGATACCTAAGCCCTTGGGTGCAGGCGTCCACGAAGTCGTCGTGTGTTGAGTCAGGGAAGGAGCAGATCTGGGACACGAAGCCCTCAGCCCAGTCCTTGACGTAGCCCCTCCTAACGCCGCTCTCAGGGATCCATACACGCCCAGCGGCAATGATGTTGGAGACAATGTTCAGGCGTTGGATTTTGTCAGCGCGACCGGGGTTGTACGCCCTCACAGGCAGGTGCGCACGTTGCAAGTCTTGTATAAGAGCTATGCCCGAAGACTTGTCCTCCACGAGGATCAGGTCAACGCGCTTCTTCTCTTTGCCCTCACCGTACACCACGTCGTACTCCTCGATCACCTTGGGGCGCAGGTCTGGGTATTGCAGGCGATCCTGCCAACAGTCGATCACCATGGCGGACATTGGGCCATCCAAGGGCTTGAAGATGCCAAACGTGATAGCCGCTGTCGGATCGTTGACAGTCTTCTCTGAGCTGGCGCAGTCGTATGACTGGATGATGTACTCGAACTTGGGGAACGGCTTGTTTGGCGCCCACAGCTTGAACATGTCGCGCTTGACGATACCCGACTCCTCGGCGTCAATCAGCTCAGCGTGGATCTCCTGCCTGCCAATCTTGGTTCCCTCATAAGACAGGATCTGTTTCTTGAAGCTTGCAGACAGGTTCTCAAGGTTGACGTAGGTAGATGCCGTCGTGAGGGCTACGTCGTCTCCTTCACGCCCTACGAGCTCTACGATCAGGTCTTTGGGACGTGGGGTAGTCGTGGCAATGATCTGGGTGCGACCGTCCGCCTTCTTCAGTCGAACTGCAAACTGGATGTTGTACCAAGCTTCGTCAAGGTAGTCCCAAGCGGCAAGCTCGTCTAGCCATGCACCGTGATACTGACCACCACGAAAACGATCAGGTTCGCTGGCGCTGATGCCTTTGATCAGGCTCCCATTGATCAACACAATCTCATGTAAGGCTTTGTTGTAGTCCCTGATCAGGATTGGAGGGATCACAGCGATCAGTCCTGACTCACCCTCGAAGCAGGTTGCCCTGACATCCATCGATGTAGGAGCTGACACGAGCCAACGTGTGTTGGGGTTCTCCCACGCCCAGAACCAAAGTTGTTCAGCCGCGGTTCGGGTCTTGCCGGCACCTCGCCCTGCCAACATTAACCAAATACTCCAATACGTCCCTTGGGGAAGCTTTTGGTGGTTAAAGGAGCCTGAGAGCCACTTAGCCCTAGCGGCATAGGCAACACCGTGGTAAGGCCCAAGCTTCTTGCGGATATCTGGGTTGGCAAGGATTTCCAACACTTCCTTGTCAAGCACCTCGGTCATTCAGCGATCCTGATCAGCTCAAGGCGCTTGATCGCCACATCCATGACAAGCTTGATTTCAGCGTCAATAACCATGGGGTCAATCTTCTCCTCAGTCGCCCTGTACTCACCGTACTTCTTAGGGTTGAACTTAGCCAGTAGCTTGAGGCGCGTCTCGATCTGGAGTTTGCGGTGACCAAGCATGTCCTCTTCAGTCACGGTCACGCTGTCCTCGTCATCATCGGCGCCAGAGGTGAATACCTTCTTCTTTCCCATGTGAGGCGTGTCAGCAATGTAGAGGCACTCCTCTGCCAAAGCGTCATAACCGATGTCACGCGCACGTGCGATGGCTGTGGAAAGCTCTGCGTCCCTCCACATCCAATCGTACACAGTCCTCCAAGCAGGGAACCCTTTGTTCTCTCTGCATATCTGTCTCAGTGGTATTCCGTCACTCAGTTGTTCACAGATAAGCCTTGCTATCTCTGGTGTGTACTTGGTTGGACGCCCACCCTTGTTTTTCTCTTCCGTTGTTTGCGGCTTACCTGTCACATCGGCGACAATATCGCTGGGAAGACTCTTTGGTTTCTTTGCCATGTTGCAACTCCTTTAACGCAAAGTTTAACGGATCTTTGTGTTTGTATGCAATCAGTCCTTCAATCCCCTCATGATTCTTCTATCCATATCCTTGATGGTTAGCTTGTATTCTTTGTTGAGGCTTTCCAGTTTTGCGGCTTTTGTTTGGGCGTACTTCAACTTTGACTCGAGCTCCTGCACCTTGACCTGTAGCTCTGTGATGGCCTTGTTTGCCAGCTCAGGATTCTCAACGATCCACTCTGGCGCCCAGATCTCCTCGGTCATTTCTTTAGCCCCCTTACGTATGCCGCAAAGCTTGCCATGGTGTCCTTCTCAAAGGCTTGCATCTTCTCAAACTCTTTTGCCACCTCCTCGAGTGTGTCGTTCCTTATCTTGTTTGAGATGGGATCAAGCTGGCGTTGGATCATCTGCCTTTTGCGCCAGCCCAGTGCCCTCTCCCAAATGTTTAGCTCTGCTTCGCTCATGTGATGTTTTCCTAAAGTTTAGTCTTCAACCTGATAAGTGGGTCATGAATCATGTTGGCTCGTGCCACTTGAATCTTTTCCAACTCTTCTAGTTGTTTTCTTGTGATGTTTTTAGCCATACAAAGCGCGTCGCCGTCTTTAGCTTCAAGCTTCAAGAACTCTCGCGCTTTATTGATTGCGTCTTGTAATTCAGTATTGTTCATTGCCTCAGCTCCCGTCTGCTCAGCCCTTCGTTCAGATCCTCGATTTGGTCGTCGTCCAAGAGTGTAGCGTCGTCCATGATGGTTCCGTCTGCCGCCATGCGGTGTAGCTCAGCAATCATCTCAGCCAGCTCGTCTGGTGTGCCATCGAACCCGTCGAAGCATCCCTCTTGAAATACCAACTTCAGTTTCGGTTCAGACATTGTTTTTCTCCAATATTGCGGCTTCAATCTTCCTTGCCCACTCGAGCACCATGATCATGTTCCAGTTAGCGCTTGTAGAAGTTACGCCTAAAGCTCTCTGAAGCTCTTCATCTGTCAAGCTTTTTAACTCAGTTCGCGGCTTGTAATGATAGGGTTGCCCCTTCATGGCGTTCTCACGCTCTATGCGCGCAAACTCGTCGTCTTCGTCAGTATGAATCATCGCTTCTCCCGTAAGGTCTTGGACAATCTTTAGGTGGGACAACCACGCACCAAATGGCTTTGTATTGCCCCCTTGGCGCGGCTTCCCATCGATTTATGTATGCGTCTGGCATAGCTTTCAAAACCTTCCTGAGGTAATCATCTGGTCGATCCAACAAGCCTGACAGCTCCTCTAAGCTCATGCCTTCAGGCACACCACGTAAGGCATACCGAATGCTGTTAGTGACTGCTAACCTTAGCCCCTTACCATACGGTTTTGCAGTAGGCTTTTCTTCGCAGACTGGCGCGTCCAACATCCTGCGCACATCCAACGACTCCCCATCTCGATCCCGCCCTCTGGTGGTTTCTCCGTCTGGCATTTTCCACAAAGTTTGAATTGGTGACATGGTTGCGGGGTTCCCAGTTGTATTTGTTGTTCAGTAAAGCTCATGAAGGGGTGTTTTCGGGCTTTTGAGCCGTTTTCTGGTCTCGTTGAGGGTCAAGGTGCTTGAGAAGCTGATCGAGGCTCAGAGAGCCTGTTTTCTCAAGGCGCTCGATTTCGGTCAGGACGCAGTCCACACCTGCGTTAAAACCTTTGATGTATGGGCTCATGTTGGTCTCGCTCATGTTGTCACCTCTTGAAGCACGAGTTGCAGGTTAGCCAGCAGTTGCTCAGCCTCGGCACGAGTCAAGATGACGTGCATACTGGCACGGCGACCTTGCAGAGAAAGCCAAATGCTTTCGTCGTACTGGTCGACGCCCACACGAGCGCCGTCCTTTGTTTGAATTGATGTTTCGATTTCGTTTGCCATTTTGATTTCCTTCAAGTAAACGCCTGATTGGCGTGATTGCATTGTAACACAAAATTAAAGAGGGGCACAAGCCCCATCTTTTAATCTGCTCGTGAGCCGGCATACGCTGAGATGCCATGCTTGCGCAGGACTTGTGCGAATGCGTGGGCGCCAGCTTCTTTGACGTCCATAGACTGTGTTGGGTTGTTGGCTGGGTTCCAGATAGACCAGCCCTTTTGCCAGTGCTTGCGACCGACGTTGTTTTTCTTGCACCAGTTCACGAAAGGAACACGGGCGCTTGGCAAGTCAACCCAAGCAAAGCCACAGTACATTGGCTCGCCGTGCTTTTCCATAAATGCTGACTCAGCGGCTTTGGCGGCGTTGAGGGCTTCTGTGTAGATGTTGTCGTAGTTCATGATGGTCTTTCAAGTAAAAGCCCCGAAGGGCAGGGATTAGTTTGACAGTGCCTTT